TCCAACCCTTGGGTATCGGAGTCACAAATCTTGCCTACTGGCACGCCAAGCGTGGACTCAAGTACGGCGAAAAAGACGCACTCCAAGATGTAAAATCTTGGATGGAACATCAAGCGTTTTATCTAACAGAAGCCACGGTTGAATTAGCCAAAGAACGCGGTCCATGCACACACAGTGGTAGAACAAGATATGGTCAAGGCATATTCCCCTGGGAACTACGTGCCAAGGGTGTGAATGAACTTACTGACTTTACTCCTGAACTACCTTGGGAACCACTACGTGCTGAGATGAAACAGTATGGTGTTCGCAACGCCACACTTATGGCAATTGCCCCTGTAGAATCTAGTAGTGTAGCCATTAACAGCACTAACGGGATCGAGTTGCCTATGAGTTTAATCAGTGTCAAGGAAAGTAAAGCAGGGTCATTTATTCAAGTGGTCCCCGAATACCACAGGCTAAAGAACAAATATCAACTTATGTGGGAACAAAAAGACTGCGACGGATATCTTAAAACTGCCGCAGTGTTGGCTGCTTACGTTGACCAAAGCATTAGTACAAATACTTTTTATAATCCCGCACACTGGGCAGACCGTAAAGTACCGACTACACTAATTGCCAAAAATTTAATGCAAGCCCATATATGGGGATTAAAAACATTCTACTACAGTCTGATTAATAAAGCAGGCAGTAAAGCCAACGAAGAACTAGTGCAGACCATTGCACAAACATACATAGAACAAGAATTAGAAGACGACTGCGAGGCATGTAAACTATGAGCAAAGAACAATACAATTTAACCACAAAGACAGACTATCTAGATCGTAAGATGTTTCTAGATCCAGCGGGTCCTGTAACCATCCAACGCTTTGAAGAAGTTAAGTATCCTAAGATACAAAAGATTGAACAAACAGCACGAGGCTTCTTTTGGGTACCAGAAGAAATTAGTCTAAGCAAAGATGCTAACGACTTTAAAGATGCCAGTGATGCGGTCAAACATATCTTTACCAGCAACCTGCTACGCCAGACAGCATTAGACAGCCTACAAGGACGTGGTCCGGCACAGGTGTTTACACCTTGTGTCAGTTTACCAGAAGTCGAAGCTCTAATGTATAATTGGAGTTTCTTTGAAACTAATATACATAGCCGTAGTTATAGCCACATTATTCGTAACATCTACAATGTACCTAAAGATGTTTTTAACACCATCCACGATACACAAGAGATTATTGATATGGCCAGTAGTGTTGGCAAGTATTATGATTACCTACACAAATTAAATTGCCAAAAAGAAACGGGTGAAGATATACCTGAATTAGAACATGTTAAGGCAATATGGTTGGCACTCAACGCCAGCTATGCACTAGAAGCATTCCGTTTTATGGTCAGCTTTGCCACTAGTCTTGCCATGGTGGAAAATAAAATCTTTATTGGTAATGGAAACATTATTAGTTTAATTCTACAAGACGAAGTCCTACACAAAGAATGGACTGCCTTAATGATTAATGCAGTGGTTAAAGAGGACAGCAGATTTGCACAGGCCAAGGAAGAGTGTGCCAACGAAGTCTATCAATTATATATAGATGTAATTTGCGAGGAGAAAGCCTGGGCTGATTATTTGTTTAAGAAAGGCCCTGTCATCGGATTGAACGCTAATATTTTAAAAGAATTTGTGGACTATACTGCTCTGCAAGCATTAAAAGATATTGGCATTAAATATCAAAGCCCTGCACCCAAGTCAACACCTATTCCGTGGTTTAACAAACATGTAGACACTAGTAAGAAGCAGACTGCCTTACAAGAAAATGAGTCAACAAACTACGTCATTGGTGTAATGGGTGATAGTATTGACTACGATGAATTACCAGCAGTATAACGGAGAAAAAATGAAAGCAATAGTATGGTCAAAATATCAATGCACATTCTGCGATCAGGCCAAGGCATTACTAACACAAAAAGGTATTGAATTTGAAGAACGCAAAATAGGTGATGGATATACCCGAGAAGAATTATTAGAAGCAGTGCCCACGGCACGTACAGTACCACAGATTTTCCTAGATGGAGAACTAGTAGGCGGATTTAACGAATTAAAAGAAAGGTTAGTAAATGTTAATTAATAAAGGCATGTCATCAGGCGATGTAATCACACTCAAACTTACCAGCGGAGAAGAACTAGTTGCTAAACTATCTGAAGAGACAGACAGCTATTATAAACTAAGTCGGCCAATGGTTATTGGCATGGGACAACAAGGTCCCGGACTAATGCCTTACTTGTTTACAGTAAGTCCAAATGCAGATGTTAAGTTGCAAAAATCTACAGTAACAGTAGCAGAGCTGACCGATGAGTCATTTGCCAAACAATTCTTAGAGTCTACTACAGGAATTAAATTAATTTAATGCATAAGTTTGTCATCATGGTCAACGGAGAACTTGTAACCTATACTAGGTACGAAGATATCCCTGACGATTTTGATCATGTGATAGAATTTGTACCTGAAATACCAAATGGACCACATACAACAGACCAGCATAACGAAATTGAACAGTGGCATCATAGACTTCAGCAGTTAATTCAAAAAGAAAATAACAAACATGCCAACGGCTAGTCCTCTATCACTCGGTTCTGTTGTAATAGGCGACAATTTTACTGCCACTGTAAATATAATTCCAGATGACGAGTTTGAAACAATAAGTTCTGTGACAGGAGTGTTATCAGGTACACCGTTAGAGACTAGTATAACTGTCACAGGCGGATCTACTAGTGTAACTATTTCTGGACAGCATCTAAATACATTCACTGATGTCTTTACCTACACAGAACCTGGATTTAGTGATCTAGAGACTACTCCTAGTACAGCAACAGGCAGAGAAAATATGCCAGCTGAAAAGAATCTGTTTATCCTAAATCAAGATTCAAGGAAAAGCCAAACACGCACTTATATTCTTACTGTTAACGGAAGTATATCACTATCAGTTACACAGGAAGTAGAAAATCCGTTAGAAGCCATGACTTCATTTATGGCTAACTATAATTACAAAGCGAGTTAACTATGCCAGCAGTAACAAGGATTGGAGATGCAGACGTTGCCCATTGCTCGGGCATGGTAAGAGCAGCTGGCTCTGGGAACGTATTTGCCAATAATCGTCCAATCAGCAGACAGAGCGATGTTAATACTGTACATTTGTTGCCAGGAAGTCCTTGTCCTGCACATTCTGCACCAATCGCTTCTGGAAGTAGCAGTGTATTTGTAAACAATCTAGGATGCGGACGAATCGGAGATGCACTGTCTGGGTGTACATCAGTGGCTGCAGGTAGCTCAAATGTCTTTGCTGGTGGATGAAATATTTTTCTAATGAGATAATGCACATAAGTATTGTGTAATTGCCTAAAGGAGAAATATAATGGCTACAAATAAACACGCAGAATTCACAGCAATCGTAGAAGCAATGGAGGCAGACTTTGAAAAGTTTTATGACAAAGAAGTTGGCGCAGCTGGTACACGAGTCCGCAAGCATTGTCAAGATTTGGCCAAGTTATGCAAAGACACCCGTAACGATGTGACAGCAGTTAAAAATGCCCGCAAAGAAGTAAAATAATAGTATAAATACTGTATGGCATACAGTAGTAAAGTAATTGATCATTACGAAAATCCAAGGAATGTAGGATCATTTGAAAAAGATGATCCTACAGTTGGTACAGGTATGGTCGGTGCACCGGCTTGCGGCGACGTGATGAAACTGCAAATCAAAGTAGACAAAGATGGCATTATTACCGATGCCAAATTTAAAACTTATGGATGCGGTTCAGCAATTGCCAGTTCAAGCCTTGTTACTGAGTGGGTAAAGGGTATGCATATCAATGATGCTGTCAACCTTAAAAATTCTCAAATTGCCGAAGAACTAGCCCTGCCTCCTGTAAAGATACATTGCAGTATATTAGCAGAAGATGCTATAACAGCCGCAGTGGCAGATTATCGAAAGAAGCATGATCTCTCTAACTGAACGTGCAGAAAATCAGATTATACAACTACTCAAAAAAAGAGGCGGCCTCGGCCTACGTATAGGTGTCAAAACTACGGGCTGTAGTGGTCTTGCCTATGTGTTAGAATATCTAAAAGAAGATAAGTTTGACCCTGCAGACGAACGCATTGTTTACAAAGACTTTATTGTAAAAACAGCCACTAGAGATTTGGTTTATCTTAGAGGACTAGTAGTGGACTATGTTAAAAACGGACTCAATGAAGGATTTGAATTTAAAAATCCAAATGAACGTGATCGTTGCGGGTGTGGCGAATCGTTTCGAGTATAAACCAAAATATTTGACTCAAGTTAAACAAGACTATATAATATTGTGATGTGTTTAACTTCCGGTGAAAACTTATGAGTATGCATCTTCATCATCCTAGTCTCAGCCTTAACGGCAAGAAGCGTGGAAAAATCAAATTTAGAAATGCCGACGAGGCAAGGAAGGCTAGAGATTTGGATACAGAGTGGAAAGAACTACAGAAACGTTGGGGCGTCGAAGCTGAAGAAAAAAAGCGAACTCGTGCTTTAAAATCTGAAGTTTATGTTCCACCAAAAGACCTATCTCGACGAGAAACTGAAGTTGAAAAAGTACGCAGTTTAAACACAGGTTTAGGTGTGGCCACATTGGTACCAGCCAAGG